ATCGAAATGGAATTAAGGATCGCATTATAGACTGCACGATCCTTACAAAACTTCTCTGTGTTTTCTAACATCCAGTCTTCGTTGACTGGTTCTTCAGTAAGACTGCCGATGTATTCTTGTACTTCGACTAATTCTTTATCAGTAAGATCTCTACGATTTCCTACTTCAATTTGTAGGATTTCTTTGGTTGCTGGTTTGTTATATTCAGTGAAAAACTTTACAATCTCAGAAGCAACTACTAACTCTTTCTTATCTGCAAAATACTCTTTCTTGATAAATGGAATTACTTTACGGCAATAATGCTCATCATGTATCAGATTCGCTAGAATCTTTTGTTCTATTCTCATCAACTCCACCTTTGTAAACTACTTCATTTTTGGATAATTGTTCTAACATAATATCTTGTAGAACATCGCCAATCTCGTTAATGAAAGACTCGTGTATTTCTTTCTCGGCATGATCATGAATATCATAATCAAACTTTAATCTTAGAGTTTCACCTTCTTCAATTAAATTCACTCCACCATAAGAATAGATTATACCTTCGTGAACACCAGAAGTCAACTTTACATACTGATATCCTTGATTTGTAGAATCTTCCAATATTATATAATTTTTAATCATATCTGAACCCAATGACTTTTCTTTAATGGGAAAATGTCTTCAGCATAAACAGTTTCTGTGATGATATCAAATGCTATTGTTATTCGTTCTTCATCGCTGTTATGTTCAGACGTGTAATGCTCAATCCAATTCTCAAACAATGTTATTTTACCATTATCATTTGTTGAGTGATAAACCTCTTTGGTAATTGGATTTACATATGATGTTTCTGTGCCAGTAGTTTGTACTGAAATATGACCACCAAGATATGAATAAGGAGTTCTCCAATGTTGATGTTGGGCAATACGCTGTCCCTTTCTGAGTACGTTAGCCCAACACTGTACATAAAGATTCTCGTAGTTGTAACAATCAATTTTTTTCAATAAATCAGAATGACATTCTCTAATGACCTTTCCAAGTTCAGAAAATTCTTCCCACTTCAACAGATTGATGGCATCAGCACGAGATGTCATACTATTCTCACCCAAAGCTGTACCCCAATCGTCAATGTATGGATAAGAACTTATTACTTCTTTTTCTTTACTCAAAATAACATAAGCTGCGTTCTTCATATCAAACATGTCACTTATGTTACTTTCATAAATGACATATTGAAACTTCGGGCTGAAGAGAGTTTTGGGAGTAGGATTCCTAAAAATCTTAACAGACGACTCACTCATCGAATTCTAATTCTTCCAATGCTTTATCTAAATCATCTGTCTTAACCATCTCACCAACACCAATGGAATACTTACTCTTTACAAATTCATAGAATGATTTGTCTAGAAGAATTTCCATCCAGAAGTCTTTTGTTTCTGTTTCTTTTAGACGAAACTTTTTCTCGTCTCCTACTTTTTGATACCAACCATTAGATGGTTTGGTGACATGTCCAGATTCAAGTGCAAGATCGAGAAGACCAGACCACTTACTAATACCACCATCAAAAGATACGCTAACAGGAATTTTAGATTTTTCTTTAACATATCGAGATTTTTCTACGTTAATAATAAAATTATAACCAGTGATTTCTGTTCCTTCCTTTTCCTGCTGACGACCAAGAATAAAAATGTTGTCAGCAGAGTAATAAGAACCAGTACCACCACCAACGATGTCTTTCGGGAACATACCAATCTCTTTATATGTATGATTCACTACAACCATGGGAATATCTTTAAGAGTCAGATGTGGTGTGACCATACGGAAAAGACTCTTCATTTGTTTTGCACGACTCATGTCTGCTACAGACTTTTGATCAAGTGCATCTTCGACTTCTTTCTTAGAAGCAAGATTACCAATCGAATCAATGACAATAATTAGATGGTCATTTCGTTCAATGTTTTGTAACTGTTGCATCAAGTCAAACTTTAGTTGTTCAACATCAGTGATTGGAGTATGAAGAACTCGATTCATATCAATACCAAATGTTTCAAAGTATGACTGTGGTGTACCAAACTCGCTATCATAAAAAAGCAAGGCAGCATCTTCATACTTGTCAAGGTATGCTCGAGCCATAAGTAATGAAAATGCTGTCTTGAAGTGTTTGCTTGGACCAGCCCACATTGTTAGTCCAGGAGTCAACCCACCATCCAAGCGACCAGAAAGAGCCACGTTGATGATAGGGATAGCAGTCGGAATCATGTCCTTCTTTGTGAAGAACTTTGACTGTGCCAAGATGGCAGAGTCTTTAATAGTTGTATTACTTTTGATTTTGTCTAGGATACCCATGTTATACCTTTAGAAAGTCTAATAGTTTTTGTTCATTCATCATGCCAACCTCACGTTTAATTTCTTTACCAGAATCATCAACTAGCACGACAGTCGGAACTGAACGGACTTTGAAATCAACTGACATCATTAGATTATTATCGATGTCCACATCCTCAACAGGAACTGTGATTTTATCTCCAGCATTTTTGATAACTTGGCTAAGCATCTTGCAAGGCTGGCACCATTCAGCGTAAAATTTTAATAATTTCATATTTTCTCCTATTATACATTATCCTTTATTACAACGCAACTTTATTATCCAAAGAAATCTTCTAGTGAACTTTCTTCTTGCGTCTTCCATCCTAGCGATTCAATTACAATTTGTAATGGATCTAGAAATACTTTTTGGAACTGTAAGTCATAATCTATGTATGCTTCCAATCCAAACTCCTTAGGAAGAATCTGACTAAATGCAATCACATCTTCTTGCAGTGGGTTTGGAGTGCGAACATAAACAAACTTAATCTTATCTCCATCACGAATCGCCTGATACTTCTTATCAATACCCATTCTTTTGCAGTGATGATTGTAAAGCAATGCACCACGAACTTGAATAGGTGTACCCTTAATATACACTGGCGAACCAGCATACTGTTTAATACCATTACATGAACGTGGGAATGCGATATCTTCTACAGGCATCTTATCGAATTCACGTTTGAAATCCATTACGTATTTGTGAAGATCCTTTTCACTTCCATGCAAAATAACTTGCAACGAATCTTTAAGTTTGTCACGAATAACAGCAGGTGTGCTCGACTTGACCATTTCCAAGCCCATAACCTTGACTTTAGGTTTCGCATATTGTACTCCCTCAGAATTATGAACATTAATAACATAGCGTTTCTTCGCAGTCCAGATGGCTTTATCAGCAAGAACTTCTCGTTTCATCTGCATCTTTTGTGCAAAGGCATTCATGTATTCTGCGAGTTCGGTGTAACCTTGATCAATGAATGGTTGGAAAACTTCTTCACACATCTTATCCATTGTTTTAATTTTCTGTTCGGTAGTTTTACCCACACAAACCTTTTCAATCAAATCTTCTAGTGTTAGATAGATTGAATCTGTGTCAATGGCAACAACAAAGTCTTTGTCTTGTGTCTTGAGTGTCTTGTTGAGCATGGCATTGAGTTTGTTAGCCATCCAACGAATTGATAGTTGACCAGAAGTGGTGATACCTTCAGCCATACGAATATCAAAGTAGCGGAAGTATTGATTACCCATCGCACCATAAGCAGAGTTCAACGCAATCTTCATCGCCATCTGCAGGTTGTTCAATCGGCTAATCTCTTTGAGTAAGTGTTTCTGAGACTTATCGTTTTGATATTCCTGTTCGACTTTCAACATCTGTTTCTTATACTTAGAACGATTGACATACATCTGTTCCATCAACTCAGGCATGAACCCCTTGATGTCTTTACGATATGTCCAACCATTTGCAGTAAGTGCCAAGTCCCTACGCTTTGCATAACTGGTATCAATCTCTTTGTTGAGCAACTTGTCAACAGTCACGCTAATCTTTTCGGATGTTAGCGTTTCTGGACTGATGTTGTATTGCATAATCAAGTGCGGATATAGACTGTTCAAGTCAAAAGAAGCCATCCACTTATGCTGACCGATGATTGGGTCTTTAACATATGCACCCTCAAACTGCTCGGACTTACCACCATTAGAAACCTTCATCGGAATGACAATGTTCTTCTTACGCAGGTGATTGTAGATAATCGTATCCCACATACGAACCTGCGAGTAAACATCTTCGAAGTTAATCTTGGCATTGTATGCCATAGTTAGATGCAGTTCAATCAAACGCATCTTGTCTTCTAGTTTATCAACCAACTCTACGTCATGGATGTTATATTCAACGAAGTCTTTCCAGTAATTCGTATAGAAGTCACGGAAGTCAGTTCCAGGATTCTCTTTCTTCTTATCACCTAGTTCTTCTTGAGCAATGTAGTCAAGACGATATGATTCCTGTTTTGTGTAGGTATACTTTTTGTAGAGTTCCAGATAGTCTAGCTGACTGATGCCTGAGATATCGTAGTGAAGTTCTTCATTACCTTTGATGAAAGTATTTCTCTCGTTAATCAAACCCCATGGACTCATTTTCTTGGCAAACGATTCACCAAGTTCTCTTGAGAGACGCTTAATCAAATACGGCATATCGAAGAAGTCAGTATTCCAACCAGTGATAACATCTGGATAGTTTTGTTGCCACCAGATGATAAACTCTTTCAACAGTTGCTGTTCATCACGACAATAAACATAGGTAACATCCTCTCGTTTATTCTCATATGGCTTCACACCCCAAGTAATAATTTTCTTGGAATGAATATCTTTGATGGTGATTAGAAGAATCTCTTCATTGGCACTACGAATGTCTGGGAAACCAGACTCAGTCGCAGTTTCAATGTCAAGAGAGAACACTTTGATTTGTTCCATGTCCCAGTGAACATCACCATCATATGTATCGCTGATGTATTGATATGCGTAATTGGTATTACCATAGATGGCAAATCCTGCTACGTCCTCGTACTTCTTAACAAACTCTCGTGTTTCTTTGATAGTTCCAGGTTTCATTTCATCAACAAATGAACCATCCAGTGTTTTGAATTTAGATGGCTCTTTAGAAGTGACAAAAAGCGTAGGGTAGAAATCTACCTTACGCATATATGGTCTTCCTTTGTCGTATCCTCTGACGAACATCTTATCGCCATAAGGTGCTACATTGGTGTAAAATTCCATTAAGTTGTTTTTCCGTACATTAGTTGCATGGCGTCCAGAGCACAATCGTGAACAGGGTGGTGTTTAATGACTTCATGTCGTTTGAATAGAGGATGGTCTACTTCTACATAGCCATTTGTAGTTCCATATAAAATATCTACTGCAGTGCGGACATCTCTCCACATATTATACCCTGTGATTTCTTGCAAGCCAAGTTTAACACACAATGAATCAATTACAAGTTGATCAAGAGAACCACGTGCCCACATTGTTTGTTTATCTGCATTTGGAAACTTTGCCATGTAATCCTGCAGTGTTTTGATTCCATTTTCTGCAGTCACATCATCACGTGATGGATCGAAAGAAACTTTGCGAGTATATTCGTGTTGTTCTTTCCACCACTCAAGAGTTGATTTAGAAATTGTGCGACCCATTTGTGCTTGTTCTATGGCATCAAACTTAACAAAGCATGCATCATCAAGTAAGTCTTGATATGTTGGTCGTTTCTCTGGATCAAAATGAATCAATGCTGCAGATAAAACTACAGCATTGGATTCTACACCCAGAGTTTCTACATCAAAAATAAACATTATCTATTCCTATAAAAATCAAAGTAGTATTGAGAGTGTCCTTCTAATTCATTGTCTTTAACATGAGAAGTATAACCTACCTCTGTAATAAATGTTTTCATCTTCTGTTCATCAGACCAAGATGAACAATAATCATTGTCTTCATTACACAAACGAAGAATTTCTTCTTGATTGACTTCACGAGAAGATAAAATAGATTCACCGATCCACTTTTGAGAAAACTCTCTCATTTCTTCACAAGCGACTGTATCATCTGCCCATTGAGTTGCACTACATTCATACATACCATCGTTATGATTATCAGGCACTTCAATAACATAACGCATACGATACTGACTAATAGTTTCAACCAGAACAAATTTACTCATCTTCTTTCTCCATAGTTAAAGCATTGTTCAAAGACTTCTGAGCAACTCGAAGTCCATATTCCATCTCACGATTTTTCCTAGCGAGCAGACTATTCTTTTGCAAAGCATCTTGATAATTGTCATACAACTCTGTAGTATTTTTCTGTAGTGCCTCGACATATGTAGTCATCTTATGAATAGTCACCCACGAACCATCAGCTAGTTTTGTATGTCCATCACGAATACGAAATTCATCAGTCCATCGTTCATTCAATTTGTACTGTGGCATTGGTTCAAACAAAAACAATTCTTGTTGTCCAAGTTTTTGTAGAACCGCACCGAACATTTCCTCAATTGAATCTTTGCCGTAAAACATTATTCATCTCCATCATCACATTGATATTCTTCACCACGACGATCCATTTCTGCATGAATGTCACAAAGAGTTCGATGCCATCCATCAGTGTATCGTTTTCCTGGAGCACCACATTCTTCGCATGTATGATAACTCATACTCTCAGCAAAGGTAATGTAGTTCCAATGTTTTTCTGTAGCACCATTCACATAGAAACGCAGACCACCAAACTTCTCTTTGACTTGCGATGCAACTGGAACTTTCTTTTCTTCTTCATCCATCTTTGCTTTGGCTTTATCGAGTTCTTCTTGAGTTATAAGTTTAGTGCCATACTGCACACCACCAACTCCTGCTTCAGCAAGATGATCATAACGATCTTTTGCTTGACGATAATCGCTATACAAAAGACCACACAGAGTATCAATCAAATTGTACCATCCATCACCACAACAGAAACCCCAACACATGGCAGTTTCTGTCATTGGTTTATTACGATCCCCAAAAATCAAAGGATATTTTGCACAGAGTGCTTCATCAAGTTCTTTTCTCATAATCAACTCCAAGTTCTATGTTGCTCAGCTACCCATTCAAGTCCATCATATTCTTCAATCTGCCACTGAACATCATCAGGAATATCCACAACTGCTAATTCTGCATGGCGACCATTTGCTTCATCACCAAGTTCTTCTATGACTTGAACCAATACTGCATCGCTACGATCCAAATCACGATCGTAAAAGTTTTGCTCTGACCATACATTATTATAATCACGTTTCTCATCCATAGTCATAGTATGCCAGAGATGTTCACGATTTTCAACTCGTTGTTCAGATGGAACAAGCCAATAATGAACAATACCTAGTGCACCATACTTGGTGTCTGGTTCAACCCAAAGTTTTTGTCCTTTAATTTCATGATAGCGTTCAACTGCTTTCTGTGAAAGACCAAACCCACCATGACAACGATTAATCACTACTTTCATTTGCATCCTCCCACACATGGTGGAATCTATTAAACCTTAATCCAAAAGTCTTGTGGATAATCTTATCCTTCATCATATCTGGAATTGTACTATACGGAAATTCTAAAAAGAACGGACAACCTCTATTACCCCAAGATTGTGTTTTGAAGAAGTGCTTAGCAATCTGCATATCTTTCTTAGACTTTGGGTCAAAGAATCGTTTCTGCAACAATTTGCTTTCAAGTATCATTTTATATCCTTGTCATTATCTGCAACATTTTTATCATCACGAATATCTACAAAGATTGGAAGAAACAACGACTCTTCACCAGCCTTGTTCTTGATTCTCATATTATACTTCACAGCGACAATTTTGTCAACTAAATTTTCTTTCCAAAGATTCTTGCGATGGTCATCGTTGAAACCAGATCCAACATTAACTTTGACCACACCATCAGCAGATTCGCAAATAATCGCACCGAGCATACCTGCATACTTACCAGTACCCTCTTCAACTGCAACAATCTTTAGATCGCATTCCAACTCACCTTTGAATTTAATCTGGTGCTTTGCACGTTTGTCTTCCCAGATACCATTTTTGTCTTTGAGAATGATACCTTCTTGACCATCGGCAAGCAAACCTTCAAAAAGAGTCTTTGCTTCGTCATAAGTATCAACTTCCCATGAATCCACCAAACCCACTTTAGTTGGTTGATGTGTATCTACCAACACGCAAAGAGAATCCCAACGCTTACCATAAGGAACAGGACATGAGCCATCAGCGAAATACATGTAAGGAATTACATCCCAAACAGTAGCATGAACCATTGATGCTTCAGATGCAGAGATTGTTCCCTTGTTTGCTTTGTTTAGGATACCATTACCTGTCTGACGATCTAGAATTTTACCATTATCTTTAACAAGCAATTCACCATCAAAGATACAATCAACATCACCAGCCATCTTGATGAAGTCATCATCAAGATTCCCCAACAGTTGAATTTCTTTACCATTACGAGAACGATATTCTACCTTTCGATCTCGCACGATTGCGTTGAACCTCATACCATCCATTTTGGTTTGTACCAGTGCTGGGAACTTTACCTTGTCCACGAGTTTCTGCTCGAACTGACTGCACAACATTACTGGATAGTCGTTCACCAAGCCAGTCCACACTGCGTTTGCGGTTGATACTTGTACTCCACATTTTAGATCCTTTTGAATAATTCGTTCAAGAACCTTAGCATCATCGGCACTAAGGGATGAGAGAAGCATACGCAAGTATTCAATACCTGCATTGCCAGTGACAACACGATGACTCAAATCATAAAGTCCACCAAGTGCATTTTCTAAAGTAGTGATATGTTTATCTTGAGTGTAAGATGGAATCTTACGAATGTAGAAGTTAGTGAGTGGATCTAGTGCCAAACGAACAATCTGAATAAGAGTCTGATCATCACGATGTTTCTCCAACTGCTCAATCTTATAATTACGTGAAGAGTTTGCAGCGAGATCGTTAAAGAATTGATTGTAGTTCATTAGTCACCTGTTCAATATGTTTACATTTACCATGATATTTGTAGCCGACGCATGTGCATGTCATACCTGTTTCAGTTTCTTCGACATAATACACATGGTCTTTACTGCCATTAATCTTCCAGCGTTTGTTGTTTGATTCTTGACCAATCATTTTAAGATCTCGTTGTAAGATCTTAAATTTACGATAACGAGTATCGAACCAACCACCACGCTTGAACATCTGAAAGTCATTTGGATTATTCCATTTGAAATAACCATAGCATTTATCCATTGAGTCACTCAAGAGATATGTATGATTACATTGTCGAAAATCGACATTCCATTTAGTGATTTCTTTAGCGAGAATCATGCCACATTCCTAAAGTAGCCATAAGGAATGTCAAGCAAATAGCAGAGATAATCATCATCGCCATTTGTGTCATGTG